GGCTCGCAAAATTGAAACTGCGCTTGATCTGCCTTTTGGCTGGATGGATGTTTTACACGCCAGTGAAGAACCTTCGAACGTTGCATTTCGAGGACTGAACGAGACAAAAGGAAGTTATCCTGTAATCAGCTGGGTAAGCGCGGGGCAATGGATGGAAGCTGTAGAACCTTATCACCGTAGAGCGATTGATCGCTGGTATGACACGACTGTCGATTGCTCAGAAGATTCATTCTGGCTGGACGTTAAAGGGGATTCTATGACCTCCCCCGCCGGGCTGAGCATACCCGAGGGTGCTGCGATACTTGTCGATCCTGAAGTCGAACCACGAAACGGTAAACTCGTGGTTGCCAAACTCGAAGGTGATAACGAAGCGACTTTTAAGAAACTTGTAATCGATGCCGGCAGACGCTTCCTTAAGCCACTTAACCCGGCATATCCAATGCTAGAGGTTAATGGAAACTGCAAAATTATCGGCGTTGTGGTTGATGCCAAAATACTAAACATCCCATAACCTCACGCAAAACCCCTCAAGCCCGCCATCGCGCGGGCTTTTTTACGTCCCGAATTCCTTCGCTGTAAATTTTTAATCTCTTATTAATCAATACGCTAAATAAAACCACTCAATAATTTAGCATTTTGCTATTGCGCATAATTTAGCATCACGCTAAATTTACCCCATCGAAACGAAACATCGACAGCTGAGCGAAGTTAGCCAGCGGCGGACAGCAAGTCGCCTGCTTTTTAACAACATGCAAAGTCGGAACAGCACTCGGTAATCCTGTTTAGACCCCTACGCGAAAAATGCGGCGTATCACCGGCGGCGAACCGGTCGGTGAGAAGGCTACCCCCTCGCGAGAGCGATAAAGGCGTGGGAACGGGCAACCCTGGCGGGATGAGAGGTGCGAAGCGCAAACAGATTTATTCCAGTCCATTCGAAGTTGAGTGGGCTGGGCTGAATTAAGCATTTCTCCCGCATCAGCGGGTAACGACAGAGGATAAGGATATGTGTAAAAGAATTGATGGGGAGATTATCCGGGGCGTCATTAACGACCCTCGACTCTTCTCAGGTATCGAACGTGTCAGAAGCGGCAGAGTTCAGATGTTTGGAAAGCGGATCGTCCAGGGTGGAAAGTGCATCCAGGAATGCGAATTTGAAATCACGCCACCAGAAAGGAGCTGGTACTCAAAGGAAATTGATGGAGTTTGGCATTGGGTTGAGGGTTGTGATCATTGCAATGGCTCACCTATTAAATGGGCTTATGTTCGCTGTGACAAGCATGATGTCTGCGTTGATTGCGGTGTAGATAGAGAGCGTGCAGCTAAATCTCCAGGCATTGATGGAATTGGTGCTGTTTGGGGTTGCAGTGACGGATGGCGTTGCAATGACTGTCAGGAACAAATTAACAAAAAGCGTCTTGCAGAAGCAGAGGCGCGGATCGTTCCTGATGATGAATATGATGAGATGGATTTTTGGCACGAAGATGAGGCTCGCTGTCCATGGTGTAAGGCTGAAATTTCCACCGATGAATCATACGACGCCTGCCAAGAAGAGCATCAATGCCATGAGTGCGAGCGCCACTTCAAACTGACGGCGGAGCACTCCGTGACTTGGACAACAATTCGAGCAATCAAAGCCGCCTAACCAGCGGCTTTTTTCATACCTCAGTCGCTTCACCGAGGCGGCTTAGTTATGACAACCGGCGGCCATCCACCGCCCATTAGCGCAGAAGTCTTGTATTAACCGTTCCGTTCGCCGCGATAAGGCCAAGAGGATTTATGACAGTCACCCACAACGGCAAGCAGTACACCGCCAAAAAGCTCAACGATAACGAGTGGCAGCTGACGTCGGTATTGGCACCGCGTGAAAAACTGGTGCTTAACCGCTGGCAGATGCATATCGCTGGCCTCCTGAAACAGGTTGAGGTGAAGGCATGATCAATCATCACCTGCTGCGCGCGGCGCAGAGCAAAGCAGCCATCGCCCTGTTTATCGGTGATGGCGCCATGTGGATGGCAGCCTACGACGAAATGAAGGTTGCCATCGGTTATCCGTGGCATCGGGGAAAGCCGAATCAGCGTGGAGGTGAGCATGCAATGGGTTAAATACTCTGAACGCAAGCCAGATGCCGCCGGTGTTTATATGTGGCGAATGGGTAGCCGAAAAGTTAAAGGGCTTGTCGTTATTGCTCGAGCTAAGTTTCGCCTTCGTGGCGCTGGTTACGAAGATGTTCTTTCACCTGAATTTGACCGTTGGGACGGTTATTCGGTTATTGTGCCAGGCGAACTTCAATGGGCTGAGGATGATGGATCGTTACCGGACATTTCTTTCGAAAATCTCCCTGACGCAACAGAGTGTCCATTTTGCAAACGACAGCCAGCAATTAAAGCGTTCGAATGGGATCGCGGTTGCAGGATTGGTCCTGAGCCATACATCCTCAATCAGTTCCAACTGAAGTGTTGCGGATGGATCGCTCCGGTTACCTTCGACTCACCATTTACAGCCATAGCGTCCTGGAACTCAAAACTTTCTAAGTAACACTTTATTCAACCGATCGGCCTGGCTCAATGCGGGCGGGATCTGCACATCCAAATTTCAGGAGAAACCATGAGCGAAGTAACGGACTTAACTGTCATCGAAATCAAGCCGGAGCAGGCGCCAGTGCTTTACGTAGCTGGCGGCCTTGACGCTTACCTCGATCAAATCCGCCAGGCAGTAAACGAAGTGCCTGACCTGTCCACGAAGAAAGGCCGTGACAGGGTCGCCTCTCTGGCGGCGCAGGTGTCCCGCAGTAAGACGGCAATCGAAAAGCCGGGCCGTGAATACCTGAAGCGCCTGAAAGAAGCTGTGCGCCCCGCTGAGGCCGAAATTAAGAGATTCGTTGATGCGTGTGACGAGCTGCGCGACGCGACCCGCCGCCCACTCACCGAATGGGAAGCTGAGCAGGAGCGTATTAAGGCTGAAGAAGCCATGAACGCGCTGCACGCCGAAGCGCTGGTGATGAACAAGATGTTCGATGACCAGCGCGCCGCGCAGATCGAAGCAGACCACGAAATGGCTCTGCTGATGAATGACAAGTTTGATCGTGACCGCGAAGAGCAGCGCCGCCTGGCGGAACAGGCTCAGCGTGATCACGAAGAACGCATTAAGCGCGAAGCGGCAGAACAAGCGCGTCGCGATGCCGAAGCGAATCACAGGGCTGAACTGGAAGCTGCAGAACGCCGTGAAGCTGAAGAGAAAGCGCGTGCAGAGCTGGCGGAGCGCCAGCGCATCGAAACTGAGCAGCGTGCGGCACGTGAGAAGCAGGAAGCGGAAGCGCGTGCACGACGCGAAAAAGAAGAAGCCGTTGCCGCCGAGCGCCGCCGCCTGGAAGAGGCAGAAGCCGCCCGCCTGGCCGAAGAGCAGCGCAAAGCTGAAGAAGAAGCCCGCCGCGCCGCAGACAAAGAGCACCGCCGCACCATCAACCGTCGCGTCATCGCCGACCTTATAGCTCAGGGCATCCCCGAAGAATTCGCGCAGAAAGCACTGCTGGCGATCGCTGGCGGCAAAGTGCAGAACGCGCACATCAAATATTGAGGTGATTCATGAATATCACATGCGAGTGCGTGGACATGCGCACATCTGTCGGCCCCCACAACACCATCAAAGTTGAGATGGAAGGCGTTGTGCTGGCCGGTACCGTTAAAACCCGTGACGTACTACCTCAGCTCGACGGCGCAGAAGTCATCGAATGGCTGGCTGAGCAGGGGTACGTCATCACTCATCAGGAGCGTGCAGCATGACGGCGGCAGAACGGTGGGATGAAGAGTCATTCCTGCGCCTTATGCGCGACGTGCTGCCGGAAAAGCCGGAGGGTGATGACGAGCCAGTTAACCTGGCCGCCGAGCGGCAGAACCCGGTCATTAGCTGGGATGAATTTGCGGGGAATTACACATGAACCTTGATGAATTAGATGCGCCATTTGCCAGCGAAGATATTGAGTGGCGCATTCAGCAGGCGGGAAAAAACAATAACGGCATCTGGGTAAAGGTGCTGGCTTACGTAACTAACCGCGCAATCATGAAGCGGCTGGATGAAGTATGCGGCAAGGCTGGCTGGCGTAACGAGTACCGAGATATTCCGAACAATGGCGGCGTTGAGTGCGGTATTTCCATCAAGGTTGAAGGCGAGTGGATCACCAAGTGGGATGCGGCAGAAAACACACAGGTTGAAGCTGTGAAAGGTGGTCGCTCAGGCGCCATGAAGCGCGCCGCCGTGCAATGGGGGATCGGTCGTTACCTCTACAACCTGGAAGAAGGGTTCGCAGTGGTTTCAGCAACGCGAGCGCCCGGGTTCCAGTACGCCAAATCAAAAGAGGTTGGCGTGTTCTACTGGAAGGCTCCGGCGTTGCCTTCCTGGGCATTACCTTCCGGTGCTGTAAGTCAACATGAAGAGCAGCCTCGCAATGAGGCGCAACAGGGGGAAGGGACGCCTCAGGCTGAAGATGCTGACAAGATCCTCGCAGAATTCTCCGCGTATGCCAGAACTGAAAACAACAGTGACCAGCTAAAGCATCGTTATGAAGATACCTGGAAATTACTAAACGGCTTTGCTGAGCACCAGAGCAAATGCAAAGACGTCACAAGCATTCGACTCAAAGAACTTAAACAGGCGGCTTAAATGGGTAGCAAAGGCGTAAACAAAGTGATCCTCGTCGGTAACCTCGGTCAAGACCCCGAGGTCCGTTATCTGCCGTCAGGCGGCGCAGTGTGCAGCGTGACGCTGGCCACTTCGGAGTCGTGGCGAGATAAAGCCACTGGCGAGCAAAAAGAGCAAACGGAATGGCACCGCGTTGTTCTGTTCGGGAAATTGGCTGAGGTGGCTGGGGAATACCTGCGCAAGGGCTCTCAGGTTTATATCGAGGGCCAACTGCGTACACGCAAATGGACAGATCAGGCTGGCGTGGAGAAGTACAACACAGAGGTAGTTGTAAACGTCGGCGGCACAATGCAGATGCTTGGTGGCCGTCAGGGCGGTGGCGCACCAGCAGGTGGCAGCCCGGCGCAGGGCGGAAATCAGTTCAGCGGCGGCGCACGGCCTCGCGCACAGCAGCAGTCGGCACCCGCCCAATCTAACGAACCGCCAATGGACTTCGACGACGACATACCTTTTTAAAACCGGCGGCGAAGATGGTTATTGTCGTAACCACCTCAGAGCGAGATGAGGCGACAGGTCAGAATCGGCTAATCGTATCTCATGGAGTTGAGGAGGAAACCGGTAAGAAGGTGATCCTCCCGCCAGAGCACCCATCAGACATCGGAGCGCAGTTCAATACTGACCTGCAATCCTGGGTTATCCAACCTTAAATTCAGGAAACAAACATGCAATCACCTCCTCAAGGGGCGGGATACTTTCGTGCGCCCAAAAAACTTGAAACAAAGGATCAGGTCATCGCTCGGGTCTGCGCTTACCTTGAGGAGAGTCTGGGTAAGAAGCGGGTTGAGAACCGGACTCCAGAAGAGATTCAGCAGGCGGAGGATGATTACTGGACCGAGAAGCTTCTTCGTCGCTACGAAGCCAAGCTATGGCACGACAACTTCATGGCCTCTTTCCAGCCTCAATACGAAGCCTGTGGACCTAAAATCCCCTCTCGCACTCGCTATGGGCAGATTGATTATTTCGGCCGCGGCGGCGCGGTAAGGAGTGAATGATGACTCACGCTCACGACGACATCAGGGTTGGCACACTGCGCCTTCCCTTCATTGGTAACGGCTGGCTAATGCCATGGGGTGAAGTGGTCAGCAATCCATTAAAGGCGCAGCGGATCGCTGAGGAATATCGGGAGAGACAGGAGGCAGCATGACAGCGAAATACTCACTTCTGTATGCCGATCCGCCCTGGTCTTACGGCAACACAATCAGTAACGGTGCCGCCGCCGACCACTACTCCACCATGAAGCTCATCGACATCAAACGCCTGCCAGTCTGGGAACTTGCCGCCGAAAACGCAGTGCTGGCGATGTGGTACACCGGCACGCATAACCAGGAGGCTATCGAACTGGCAGAGGCATGGGGCTTTACCGTTCGAACAATGAAGGGCTTTACCTGGGTGAAGCTGAATCAGAACGCGGAACTGCGCATCAACAAGGCGCTGGCCGAGGGTGAAGTCACCGACTTTTACGACTTCCTCGAACTGCTGAACGCCGAGACACGCATGAACGGTGGCAACCACACCCGGGCCAATACCGAAGACCTGCTGATTGCCACCCGCGGCGCCGGGCTGGAACGCCAGCACGCCGGGATTAAGCAGGTGGTCTACAGCCCGCTCGGCGCGCACAGCGAAAAGCCATGGGAAGTGCGCCACCGACTGGAACTGCTTTACGGAGATGTGCCGCGCATTGAGCTGTTTAGCCGCTGCGCGGCGCCAGGCTGGCACCACTGGGGGAATCAGTGCGCCACCTCCGCAGTTGAATTGCTACCCGGCTGCGCTATCGACGTCGTGAAAACGGGGGCTGCATGACGCCAGAAACAGACAACGCCATCCGCGCCGCCTGCCGACGCTGCACCGAAGAAATCCAGCAGGCCATGTGCAAGAAGCCAAAGCCAAACTGGAACGAAACGGTGCCTCCCATCATCAACAAGCATCACAAGAAAATTGAAG